ACCATGAACATCTTTATAGAAGTCATAGTGGGTTGCAGCCAACTGTTCTTTACGACTCAATTCTTCCCAAGATTTCATCACATTCTCCATCATAATATAACTATTATACACTAACTCGCAATTAAAGACAACTATTAAATTGCAAGACTTTTGCGTGGGAATCCATTTGCAAACCCACCAGTGCCAGACACAAAGCCACGAGATGATTTTGCAGACATCTTGGACTTAGGTGCACGACGCTTTTTCTCGTCAACTTGAATCACACCACCTTTACGCAAGAATGCTTTCAATGCCTTCTCACCTTCAGCACGGATCTCTGATTTTGTTTTAACAGAGGTATTGTAAATCACAGATTTGATAGTTGCAGATTTTTTCATAATATAATTCCTTTTCAATTAAACAGACAGATTCAAGATTCGTGCATCGTATTCCATGAATGACACTTCATGTGGTACGAACACAATTTTGCCAACACGAGAATGTTTCCCCTTTGGTTGAATGTCACCAGAGAAAACATCTTTAGTGCAGGTAATTTTGTAAGCCATATAACCTTGTTCAGTGTTACGAACTTGCTCAACAACACCTTCAACGAAACAGTCTTCACGACCAATCATAGGTTTGAAGTCATAAGCACGGATCGTTTGACCAACTTTAGCGATATTTGAAAATTTCATTTGTTCACCTTTCTTCATCATAATATAACTATTATGCCCTAAGTTGCAATTAAAGACAACAACTAAATGCAAAAAACCCTACCGATGGTAGGGTTATTCTAGCCCTGTCTCTACAGGGTCTCTCGTCTCTAGTAAGTTAGTGCTTACTTACTTAAGAGCCGATGCTGAGGCTATTTGGATGCCAGAGCCAAAAAGTCGGCTATATTCGTTGACTAGTTGAGTGTCGGGTTCAGCGTCTGATGCGATGGCAGTTCTGTGTAGATCAATGTTTCCTGTCGCATAAGGCATGTATGGTGCGAGTCCAACTCCAACACCTTGCTCAGTTCTTTGCATTACGATTGATGCAGGTTTCTTCAATTCAATGTGGCGATCAAAATGATTAAAAATTTGTGCAATAAGTTCTTCACCACTGATCAATTTAAATACTCTAATGTTATTCATACTATTCCTCTATAACAAGTTGTTCAATAAAATCTGCAGCATGATTTTGGTCAGTGAAGAATTTAATTATCAATCTTTCTAACTCATAACAATGCTGTGCAACTACCATTATCTGTCTGTTCTTAAACACAGATATTTTTAAGACCCATTCGCCACGACGAACTGTGACAAATGAAATCATGTTGGGTGATAGTTTTGCTCTCATCATAGAAAGTATTTAGGGAATCCGAAGACTCCCTAAAGTTTCTACGACTTAACTGGTTTAGGTTGTTTACCGTTTACCCAATCCCAATCATCATCGGTCATAGGTATCCAGTTATTCACTTGCATTTCTCGTATTCTTTCATAATTTCAACTGCTTTTTTATGATCACCCATACGAGCGTGCATTGAAGCTGCACGAGCATAACCAATACCTTTAAAGAAAAGATATACTGAACGGAAAAATGATTTCATCACTTCTCCTCATTCAATAACTGTTTCTCACCTGCTGACTTAACTGCGATCTTCTTTGGTTTCTTTGCTTCTGGAATCAAACGCTCCAAGGCAATCTTAAGCATACCATTAAAAATCTCGGCATCTCTAACTTCAACCTCATCATTTAATGCGAATGAACGAGTGAAGGCACGATTAGCGATACCTTTGAACAAGAAACTGTCGTCTTGTTCTTCAGTTTTAATATTACCACGAACAACTAATTTGCCACCATCGATTTCAATATCAATATCTTGCTGAGCAAAACCTGCGACAGCAATCTCAATTGTGTAGTGAGTGTCATCATGTTTCTTGATATTGTATGGAGGATAGTTAGGAATATTTTTAGTGACATCTTCGTGCAACTTTTGCAGACGAGCGAACTGGTCATCAAAGCCAACAAAGAATTTATCCATGTCTTTAGTTCCCCACAATGTAGGGATAAAATTGTTTGTCATGGGATCTCCTTACTTAACTACAATAGCTGTGAAGAAATCATTAGTAGATTTCGCTACAGTTTTTGCAAAAGATGCTTGTGCATCAATATAAGTTTGGAGTTGTTTTGCGATCTTTTCGTCTTTGACAAAAGTCTTAACGAATTGAGTCTTTGCACCAGAGATGGTGTCGATGGATGTGTTTACTGCTTGTAACATATAGTTCTCCTATTAAGCGAGATTAAATAAAAACTCTACCCCAAATGGGCATAGAGGGTTTGCTGGTTACGATTCCAGCGACATCGTGCGTCATGTCCGCTTTATACGATTCGCAACTTAGTGGTCCTAAGGTGAATTCTATTACTATTTATACACAGTCACTCAAACTTTCAAGTAACTTCTGCATATTTATTTCTTTATTTTCTTTTGTAGGTTCTGAACTTATCTGTTCATTACATACATTGTTACTTCGAATCCGAATCTCATTTCTTTCGCTGTTGGTGTTGTCCACATAATGTTTCTCCTTAATTAAGTTATTGTCCATATAGGACATTTATACTTATAACGGAGAACATAAAAACCAGCTAAGTAAAATCATTAGTTATGTCTAATGGTATTTATGCTTTTTCAGCAGGTGCTTCAGCTTGTGTAGTTGCTGCAGGTACTTGAGCGTCCATTGCGGCAACTTGTGGTTCACCTTGCTGTTTAATTTTGTTAATAACCGCAACAACTTCTTCAAATGGATGCTTACCCAATACACGAAGAATCATATTACAATCATCGATAGTCAATTCAAGTTTGATCATTTTGTTTTCTTTCCTATGTTATATTTTGGAACTAATTCCCACTGGTCTTTTTCTTTATAAGAGACCACCTTAATTTGAGAGAGCGATGCCTTTTGTTCTACCAATGCATTGTTTAGAATCTTTAAAAGATCCCAGTCTTGCAATAAACTGGCAATAGCATTTCTTCTCTCGATATCTCCACTCGTGATGTTTGATTCTTTTCCATCAAGAGCGAATAATTCTTTAAAGTGCACGATGAAATACCTACCCTGCTTATGCAAGATATGGCACGATTGATACAGTTTGTTTTCTTTTCTGGATGCGATGCCGATGCGAGTAAGTGTCTCACGAACCTTTAAGAAATTGTCTGGTTCTGGCAGTATCACTTCAAGCATGGACTCGGGAGTCCAGTCGTAGTAAATCATCTCAACAGTCATTATTTTCCACCTTTGTATAATTTTTCTTTTATCATAGCCAACTGTTCATCGGAGAGAATGCTCAATGCTTCTAATGCCTTCTCTGATGAGTAACCAAAGTACTCTTTAACGAGTGTCAAAGACTCAGAGTCGGCATCTTTTTTATGCCACTTACTGAATCTCTTTTTCTTTGGTATAGTATTTAGGAAAAAGGAAAATTGCCAGTCTTTTGGGATGCCAGAGTTACGATTCATCTCGTTGGCATAAAGGACTGTATCGGGAAAATAAGACAACCCCCTATTCACAAGAAAGGGGAGATAGTCTTTCTCTGCTTGTGGATCTTCGAACAGATTCTTTTTGGTTAGGTTAATTGCATTAATAAAATCAAAGGGAGTCATAATATAAAGCCACATTTTCTTAAGGTTTCTGGAGAACAACCAAATCGTTTTCCTGGAAACAATTCTTTTAGTTTATTCTCCAGTTCTTCACGACTGTTTGCTTGAACAATAAAACGACTATCTTGTTCGTGGTATGCAAAGAGCACACCATTATCTTTTTCAATATTAATACGGATAATATCTTCTGGAGTATCTTCTTCTATCTCTTGTAATTTAGATAAAAGAAAGTCTGCTCTTCGTTTAGCAACTGCTTCACGAGCAGTCCAACCCCAGTGGATACCCACTACTAGTACAGCAAAGAGTATAAGAAATTCCATGGCATCCTCATTTGAATTTGCACTGAGCCATAATCTCAGTCAGTGCTGCCATAATATTTAGTTCATGGTCAGCCACAAATGCTGCTTTGTATTGATAGTCTGCTAGGATAAGAACCATTGGTGGAATACTATTCACATCCATATTTACTGATGCGTTGTCATACAATTCACGAAACAATGCAGTTGTATCTGCATCAGAGTTTTTGGCTACCCACTTACGCACTTCAGTAAAGTCTTTGTCCTTCATAAGTTTAATTAAACCTTTGAAAGATTCTTCAGACATATTGACAAGAATGCCTGAGTCGATTTTACCTGACACAGAGTATCGTTGCATCTCATTAAGGATACGACGATAATCAGGAAAGTGTTTGGTGATTAGTTCTGCTACAACTTTAGGATCGAACTCAATACCCTCTTGTTTGAGAATAGCAGTTGCTCGTTTAAAGAATGCTGCAGCAATCTCTTGCTTCTCTTTAGTGTCGATCTTAAATTCAATAACAGCACAACGAGAATGAATCGGTTCAATGATACGATTCTTGTAGTTAGCAGTGAAGATAAATCTGCAATTGGCAGAGAATTCTTCCATGTAATTACGGAGTGCTGGTTGAGTGGAGTTTGCCTGTAGGTAATCTGCTTCGTCTAAGATAATAACTTTCTTAGCATCAGTCAGCGATACAGATGTAGCGAAACCCTTAATGGTAGTACGGAGTGTATCAATATGACCACCAGTATCTGAACCATTAAGAATTACATACTCTGCACCGATTTCGTTACACAATGCTTTGGCGATGGTAGTTTTACCTACACCTGCCGTGCCACACAATAGAAAGTGAGGCAACTCACCTTGTGCAACATAATCCTTGAATGTCTTCTTTAAAGACTCAGGAAGAATACAATCATCAATCTTTTGTGGACGATATTTCTCAACCCACAAGAACTGCTCATCACGACTTTCAATCATATAAATCTCCACATAATATAGAATAGAGAGGGATTATACCCTCTCTGAAATTAAAACTCAAATGTAGAATCTGCTTCCACTGCTACATAATAAACCAAGTCACTGCTCGGAGATTTAAAACGAGAAATCTTTTTACTTGAAATCGATACTTCATAATCTCCTGGAAGCATCTTTAGATTTTCTACTTTAAGATTCACTTTGAATTTCTTATCAGTAGTTCCAACAGGTTCACTGTAAGAGTTTCCTGTTGCATTCTTTTTATCTCCAACCACTGCTGTGATTGTTGAACCATCACCAACGATTGCCACATCTGCTGCACGGAGAACAGATGCTGTTTTGTTAATCATGCTTAACATATTCGCAGACATACTAAAGTTAATTTCTGCTTCAGGGAATGTAATTGCTTTTTGTGGAGCAGTTAGCACAGTTGGGTCTGCAGCAAAGAACTTAATGTTCATGTTGCCTTGTTTGATTGAAACAAACTTCTCTGCAAACTCAAGTTCAGGATCGTCAAACAAAGACATCGCACCCAAGAACTCATTGAGATCGTAGATGCCAAAGTCAGGGAATGTCTCCGTGATAGTTGCATCAGCCATCACATTCTTCTGTGCACTGATTGTTGCTAGTTTATTACCACTCTTAAGAAGCAGGTTCGAATTGATCCCTGCGAAATTCTTAATTAGCGATACAGTTTCTTTACTAAGTTTCATTTACTTTTCTCCATTCAAATGATTACATTACTATGTATAAAACATTATACCTCAGAACGAGGTTTTTGACAAATTTATTTTGAATACTTAACATCGTGTTCATACAAGAACATCAAGCAACACATTGCATGTGCCAAGTGATTTTTGCCAGTTTCGGGATCATCTTGTTCTCCCTCTTTCCATGCCCATAGATGCCTTTGCATTGCGTCAAAGTATCTTCGTTTAGAGTCTGGAACATGTTTCCAATTATCTGGTTCGTATTTCTCCGCACCAAATGTTAGAATTTCTACAGTTGCTTTTAATGCAAGTGGTGGTAGTAAACCATATTGTAATTTACCACCATCAAATTTACGACCACCAGTGGTAGCGTTTTGTGACTTTTTAATATCTTCTTTGGTTGCCATAATCTCTCCAAATGAAACAACAAATGGACACTCCGAAGAATGTCCATTGATTACTCACTTAATTAGGCTGTACGAGTAAATACAGAAGAACCAGCAACACGATTCGCCAATGCAACCATTGCACGAGTTGGACGACCGATACGATACTTAACTACTTCAGTACCATTTACAACTGCTGGGTTAGAATAAACACAGTAGCCTTGCTCACGCAAATTGCGGATAGTGCTAGCAGGATGTGCAATACCAAATGAAGATTTGATTTGCTTTGCTGTGAAAGTTTTACCTTTTTGTAGGTGTGTTAAAAGAAGTTCTTGCTTGGACATTATATAATATCTCCATAATAAACAGCCATCAAATGAAAAAATCATCTGGGGCGATGGCAATACCCCAGACGATAGGAAACGACTCTTAATTAAACTTCAATACCATTCTGTTTAAGAATTTCATTAAAGTCTTCTACATCGTCATCCACAGGGATGGAGTCATCGATGATCTTTTGCAGACGAGAAGATTCCAATGCATCAGTCTTCTGTGCTTCAACTTGCTTAGGTGCTTTCACTTTAACAGTTTTAGCCTTTGCAAGTTTAGCAACTTTGGCTTTCGCCTTAGTGACTTTTGGAGTCTGCTTGTCAGCGAGTTCTTTGCTGTATGCAGTCATGTCTGCATCAGTAGGCAACGGAAGTTGATATACACCACGCTCGACTTTGTTCTTGTTGAACAACCAGTTAGGGTAACCAATCTTCTCATTCTTCGCACCAGTACGCTGGTCACGGAGAGTGTAATAAATGGATGCACATTCTTTCAAAGTAATGCGACCATCTTTTTTGTATTGTTTGTTGGTCTCAAGAACAGACACAACGAATCGTTTTTGGGACAGGGTCAAGTTTGCAAATTTCAACATAATAAATTTCCTTTTTCAATGATAACAAGATGTAAGTATACTACAGTTTCTAATTAAAGACAAGTTTAAAATGGAACCTCGTCTTTGGGGGTTGCAACTGGTTGCTCCACGACAACCTCTGGCTCTGGTTGCGGATTTGCAACCTTATCATACAAGTCGATGAATGCAGTCTTTGTTGCAGCATCGAAACGATTGCAACACAACTCCACTGCTTTCTGTTCGGTCTTAAAGATTGCATAAGCACGAACAATGTGAATCATACGACGAGTAGTAATAGTTTCATCCACACCACCATCCTCGAAAGTGCGACGAATTGCATCTGCCCACTTCACGAGTGTCTCTGCAAACTGTTCATTTAAGCATGAATAAGTTTCCATGAGATTCTTAATAATCTTAACTTCGATTTTCGCATTTGGGTATTCCTGTTCGAATGTCACAGCGAATCGCTCCAAGAATGCTTCGTTCAAAATGTTCGTACCAATGTAACGACCATCGTCTGAACCCTTACCCTTAGTATTGGCAGTAGCAAAGATGTTGAA